TATATACGGGGAGAGCACGAAGGTCTACGTTAATGGTATGGTGGCTAAGGGAGATGAGATTACAGGGACGGATTATTTTAAAGTGCCGCCAGGGATTACAGAAGTGCAGTTCTGCTACTCTTCCTTTTCTTCTCCGCCGCCCCAGATTACAGCGAAAATACGGGAGGTTTACTTGTAATGAACAGTATTAGAATTGCGATTCTGAGCGCAAATAACACACCAGTAGCATTTATGGACAACGCACACAAAAAGTCTATGCACTACTGGAAAGACGAATTGCACGAATACTTACAGGGCGCGGCAAATACTTACACTTTTACGGTCAATGCCAAGCACACGGATGCACAGCATATCACGGTCGGAAATAAGGTGGCGTTTAAGTACAAGGGTAAATCCTATTACTTAAATATCGTAAATACGGAGCAAACAGAAGAGACGATCACAGCTACGGCGTGGTCGTTATCTTTCGAGCTGATCAATGAGGATTCTGGGGCATACAAGGCCGCCAGTGCAATGAGCTTTGGAGAGTACCTTGCCGTTTTTGATGCTGAGAGAACGCTAAAATTAGGACTCAACGAGGTATCAGATAAACGGATCATCAATGAGTGGACAGGCACAACGTCTGTATTAAAGAGGCTATTTTCTCTGGCCAACGTATTTTCGGCAGAAATCGAAT